AATTTAAACAACTTCTTATATTTGCAACTCCAACCATTTGTATGCAAAAATAAAAATAGAGTTATGAATAATCTTCGAATTTTATTATATGTAATTGCACTCTCTTTGGCCGCATGTCATCCAGAAGGAACCAATGTGAATCAAGGATTGGATAAAGCCGCTCAACTGATAGAACAAGACCCGGACACCGCTTCCTTCATTCTCGAGAATATTCGGGCGAATCAAATGAACGAGGCTCAACTGGCAGAGTACAATCTGTTATGTACCCAATTCAATGAAGACAAGAATATTCCTCATTCTTCGGATGAGCAAATCCGTCAGGCCGTTTCTTATTTCGTGCAGAACGGAGATGAATATCAGCAATCAAAAGCATACTATTATCTGGCTTGTGTAGAAAGTGACCTGGAAAGGAAAAAGGAAGCAGAAATTCATTTTAAGGAAGCGATCAAGTTGGCTGCTCTCACAGAGAAGTATGATTATATGGCTAAGATATGCAGACGTTGCAGCCTGTATTATCAGAAATACGGCAACTTCGACGAAGCACTGGAAATGGAAAGAAAAGCCTATGCCAGTCAATTAATGCTCAACGATACCAGCGGTAATTCAAGAACCATCCTTTCGTCTGCATTAGGAGTCTTCGGTGTTATGTCTTTGTTGCTCGGACTATTGTGGAGAAAAAACAAGAATGTCTACGCGCAATTAAATTCATTCAAAGATGAAATGCTGCGCAAAGATGTGGAATCGGATAAGTTAGCACTGCAATGTAACTATCTGGAAGAAAAATATCAGTCACTCCAACAACACATATACGAAAGTTCTCCTATTGTATCAAAAGTCCGGCAGTTGAAAGAACGGTCCGTTTTATCTTCTAAAGCCCTTTCATTCTCAGAAAAAGAATGGGGTGAATTATTACGGCTTCAAGAAGGAGTATATGGACTTGTATCCAAACTGAAGGAAATAAATCCCAGACTGACGGAAGAAGATTTGAGAGTATGTGCATTTCTGCGTGAGGGCATTCAACCTGCCTGCTTTGCAGATATCATGAAGTTGACGGTGGAAACTCTTACTAGAAGAATATCGAGGATAAAAACAGAGAAACTAATGCTTGTAAGCACGAAAGAATCGTTAGAAGATTTCGTAAAATCATTGTAGTCCGTATTTGTCCGGAGATATCTTAAAAACATTACTGTATATCAAATAATTAAAGATATCTATCGTCCGTATCCGTCCGGTTAAAAACACCAAAATAAACCTCTTGTTCTATAACTTTGCAAACAAAAAGTTACAGAACAATGAATTACTTATTATTTAAAAGATGGAATGATTTCAGTGGTTGGATGGTTTTTCTGATAGCAGCTTTTGTTTACGGAATGACCATCGAACCGACTGCCAGTTTTTGGGATTGCCCCGAGTTTATTTCGTGCGCAGAGAAGTTACAGGTGGGACATCCGCCCGGCGCACCTTTTTACATGTTAGTGGGAAACCTGTTCACTCAATTCGCTTCCGATGCTACTCAGGTATCACGCATGGTCAACTTTCTGAACGCATTGCTCAGTGCAGGCTGCATCCTTTTTCTTTTCTGGAGTATTACCCGTCTGGTCAGATACCTCTTAAAAGAAGAAAAAGGTGAGTTGTCTATAACAGATGTTATTATCATTTTGGGGTCAGGACTTGTCGGAGCTTTGGCCTATACATTCAGTGACACATTTTGGTTCAGTGCAGTAGAAGGGGAGGTATATGCCTTTTCTTCATTTCTCACAGCTTTGGTATTCTGGATGATTCTCCGATGGCAAGACGAATCGGATTCTGTCTGTGGAGACCGGTGGATTATCCTGATAGCCTATATTATCGGATTGTCTATCGGAGTACATTTGCTTAATTTGCTTTGTATTCCGGCCATCGTACTGGTCTTCTATTATCAGAAGTATCAAACGATATCACTCAAAGGAGTGATAGGTGCAATTACTTTGTCCGGGTTACTTATTGTACTGATTCTATTCGTCTACATTCCCGGTATAGCTGATATGGGAGGGTGGTTCGAACTGCTTCTTGTCAATGTGCTGGGCTTTCCTTTCCAGTCCGGGCTGATTATCTTTCTGGCTTTGGTGGTTTTCTTGCTGATTGTAGCTATTTATCGTTTCAGGAAACGTATAATACATACTACTTTATGGTGCATGCTTGCATTAACAATGGGCTACACTACATATGCAGTAATATTGATCCGCGCCAGTGCCAATACTCCTCTGAATGAGAATGCTCCGGATAATATCTTCACGTTAAAGAGTTATCTGAACCGCGAGCAGTATGAAAGCGCACCTTTACTTTACGGGAGAACATACTCCTCCGAACCGGAGTATGTGCCCGAGGGTGACTATTATAAAGTAAAAACGAAAAAAGGGGGTGCTGTGTATCGTCAGGATAAGGAAGAAGGGAAGTATAAAATCATACGGCATAAAGAAGATATATGTTATACGCAAAATATGCTGTTCCCCAGAATGTGGAATGACCGGCTGGCTTCGTCCTACCAAAGCTGGTCGGGAGGAACCGATAAAGTTCCGACACAGAAAGAGAACCTGACTTATTTCATTACCTATCAGCTTAACTATATGTATTGGCGCTATTTCTTATGGAACTTTGTCGGACGGCAAAATGATATGCAGGGACATGGCGGACCGGAATATGGAAACTGGATCACAGGAATCTCCTGGCTCGATAATGTAAGACTTGGCGATCAGAAACTCCTCCCTGAATCTCTGCGCCAGAATAAAGGTCATAATGTATTTTATGGTTTGCCACTGATTCTGGGCTTAATCGGCATATACTGGCAATTAGTACGCGGAAAGAGAGGCAAACAGCAGTTTAGCATCGTGTTTTTCCTCTTCTTTATGACGGGACTTGCCATTGTGCTCTATCTGAACCAGACTCCCGGTCAGCCACGTGAACGGGATTATGCGTATGCCGGTTCGTTTTATGCCTTTGCTATATGGATAGGGATGGGAGCTGCCGGACTGTGTGATACGCTTCGCAAAAAGAAAAATTCAGTGCTTCCCATCAGTGTATCCATGTTGCTTTGCCTGCTGATTCCTGTGCAGATGGCTAGCCAGACTTGGGACGACCATGACCGAAGCAACCGATATACTTGTCGTGACTTTGGAGCCAATTATCTGATGACGCTTCCCGATAAAGGCCATCCGATTATATTCTGCAACGGTGACAACGATACTTTCCCTTTATGGTATAATCAAGACACGGAGGGAATACGCAGAGATGCACGTATCTGCAACTTGAGTTATGCGCAAACAGACTGGTATATCTATCAGCAGCAGTGCCCTCTCTATGATGCTCCCGGACTACCGATAAGCTGGAAAAAGGATCAATATCAGGAAGGTAAGAACGAGTACGTATCTGTCCGCCCGGAACTTAAAAAGCAAATAGAGGAATTGTATCAAAAGCATCCGGAAGAAGCACGGGATAGCTTTGGGAACGATCCGTTTGAAGCAAAAAACATTTTGAAACATTGGGCACTCTCGGAAAAACAAGATTTCCACGTGATTCCCACCGATACCATAAGTATCGATATTGATAAAGAAGCAGTGCTTCGTTCGGGAGTCATGCTTCCAAAGTCTATCCGCCATCTGAAAGGAGAGGAGTTAAGAAACGCGATACCGGATAAAATCTATATCTCCTTAAAAGACATACGTGTGCTGACTAAAATGGATTTGCTCTTGCTGGAGATACTTGCCAACTGTAATTGGGAGCGTCCGCTGTATATTGCCATTTCCGTAGGCGAGGTCAGTAAATTGAAATTTAATGATTACTTTGTTCAGGAAGGACTGGCATTTCGTTTCACTCCTTTCAATTATCGTGTATGGGGAGATGCGGAAGGAGACAACGGATATGCAGTAGATATAGAGAAACTCTACGACAATGTCATGAATAGATATAAATATGGCGGACTGGATACTCCCGGGCTTTATCTGGATGAAACAACTTTGCGTACCTGCTATTACCATCGCCGTCTGTTTGCCCAGCTAGCCAAAGAACTGATAAAGCAGGGTGACCATGTACGTGCCCGAAAGGTTCTCACTTATGCAGAGCAGGCTGTTCCGGCTTATAATGTCCCCGAGATATACGAAAGCGGTTCATTTGATATAGCAACCGCTTATGCCGCACTAGGAGAAAAGACAAAAGCCGTCACCTTATTCAATCATCTGATAGCCGAATCGGAAGATTATATAAACTGGGCATTTTCATTGGGAAATGGCCGAACAGGAATGATGCAGAATGACTGTTTATACAAATTCTGGCAATGGAATGTATAATCCGCAAATCCAAATTTCCGCAGAATCCGAAACGAAGCGTTCGATTTTCAGGGAAAAGGACAAAACGAAGCGTTCAAAAAAGGAAAGCGCGCAACACTCAAAAAGCCGAAACAAAAGTTTTGTAATGACCTCTGTTTCGGCTTTATAATTTCATAAAAAATGGCTTTATAACGGCATTAAAATAAGGCTCAAAAGTTTGGCCTTCTGCTTGAAAAATTGTATCTTTGTTCAGTGCTAAGCAGCTGTTTTATGAACTAATTTTTCCTGTTTCTTATACAGCATCATGTCTGTATATTCGGCAGAATAATTCATGTGGGCATTGAATTCCTTTTTTGTACAACCCTCAAAAGGATTGCCAATGGTTTTGTTTGCTCCAATCCATTCACACAGTTCAAGTATGGAGGATTTATTGGATGTGAAATAAACGAAGGAATGCTTTTCGAGTATCTTTAAAACATCCAAATAATCAGACAAGCGCCAATACATATTGTACGTACCAACATCAGTGGAAAGATAAGGCGGATCAATTAAAAAGACGACTCCGGGAACATCCTTATATTGGTTGAATACTGCTTTGTAGTCGCATGATACAATTTCAAGCCCTTTTAAGTAGTCAGAAGACTCCGGATAACCGGTCTTGCGAATGTTGTTATAAAGGACTTCCTTGCGCATTTCGGCTACAGACAATTTATACTTCATGGAGAACATAAGTGAGGATGATAAGGTTATAAAATCCACGTACCCAACATTTAGTTCTTCTTCCTCGATACGTTTAAAAATGCGTTCTCTAAGTTCCCCTTTAATTGGTTTATGTTTGGGTATCGAATTACCCACCAGCTCCCTAATATCGGCAAGCAGTTTATTTGTCTGTGGGATATTTTTCAGTCTGAACCGGTAGTTGTCGAAGTCATTGTAGACAACAGTAGCATCGGGCTTGCTTCTTTTGGCTATATGCGAAAGAAGTCCGGAACCGCCAAACAAGTCCACAAACACGGTATCTTCAGGGAACTGTTCCAAAACTTTAATAAACTCTTTAGCAAACATTCTTTTTTGGCCTACAAATGGCAGTGGTGCAGATAAATTCATATTCTTCATACGTTCAAGTCAAATTTAATGTTTTCAACTCCGGATAACAGTTCCAGAGTCCGGTCAATGTTATTTTCATATATATGCACATTTCCAAGGTCAAGGGTTATGGACTTCAGGGGAAGCTCCACCTGCCTTGCCATCAGATAAAGATGATAAATATCAGCCGGAAGCCCAAGGTTCGCATCAGAACTACGCTGATATGCAGATAGCACCAATTCTCCCTCATCAATTTGGAACTGCACAAGACTCAGGCAGGGTGCCTGGTTGCTTTCCACCCCGGTTTCTCCAAGAAACAGGACATAATTCTTGCTGTTGCGCTTTTCCCGGTTAATCCTGGTTATGAGGGGTGGAAGCTTTTCAAAGTAAGTTGGATAGCTGTTTACAAGGGTATGGCCGCAATAATCCCACCAGGTAATCCCTGCCTCTTTGTATTTTTCCACATCCCGGACTCCTTGCATAAACAGTTTCAATTCCTCTTTCAGCTTTTTCCTGGCTATCCCGTGGCTTTCAAATATGTCAAGTAAATCAGCGGGGGTTAGCATGAGCCTTTCGTTTAATAGATACTTGATACGCCCTTTCCTATTGGTCTGGATTTTGCCCGTTTGGAGTATCTTGTCTAATGTCTGGTAATACTTATTCATGAGCTTTATTTTTGGTTGTACAAAGGTAGCTCTACCGGACAACACAAGGCATCCCCGGCACATCAATCACACTGCACCGAGCGTGCAGTGCTTTCCAAACCGTTTGATAACATCATACACCTTACGTTCGCTTACCGAATATTTATTTGCCAAAAACGCCACTGCATAAGTGGTCTTTTCACCTTGTTTTTTCATGACCTCATACTCCGTATATAAGTCTATGAATCGAAGGTCATCCTGCTTGCCGCCCAAACTTATAAGCATTTCAAGCGGTTCTCTGTTAAATTTAAGTGCTTCAAACAATGTCATATCCAATCATTTTTGTACTTTTGCAATGCCAATCATTTATTTAATGCGTAAAAACGCCACGAGAGTGCGGCAGAGGGCATTGCCCCCGGTCGCGCACTCTCGTGGCGTTTTGTGTTAATAAATGATTGGCGTCTATATTAACAGGCCGGGGGCTTTTTTTATCCCTCCCCCGAAGGGATTGTCAATCACTCAATCCGATATAATTCCAAATTGAACTTGTCCTTTTTTTCCCAGCCTTCAGCCAGAACTGTCTGAATGAATCCTACTGCTTTTGTATAGAAATCTTTCAGTTCTTCTAACTGAGTAAAAGTATGGTATTCCGGTTGTTCATCCGAACCAAACTTAAACGTCACTGGCAGGGTTTCTCCGCCCGTCTGAACGGCCAAATCGTATGCTGCCTTATAGTTGTACTGGTTCTCCACAGAAAGCCATACATGGGCACCATTATAGGCGAATCCGGATAGGATAGCCGCATCAGTCTGGCTGTTATACCAGGACATAACCAATGTGTGGATTTCCTCATCAGTAGGCTTATGCCCGAACTCCTCTTCCATGTAGGAGGCAGAGCCGTTCTCTTTTTCCTGCACATCCCATCGGATGCGCCATTTGTCTTTAACCGGGTTCGTGCATTCCATCAGCGAAACCCCGGAACTTCCTTCAACTCTTCTCATGTAAACACGTATTTGGTTCTACCTTTGCCGAATGTCTCTGTCTTGATGGTCGTTTCAAACGGGAAACCATCCGGCATTTCCTTTATTTGTGCGAGAATATTCTTCATTTCCTCGCTGTTGGTGAAGAACTTCTTTGCCTCGCCGTTCACTTCGATGGCCACAATACAGCGGTCTTCTCCCTGCTCGGTTTTGATACCGGTTGGAAAATATAAAGTCACTTGACCCACTATTATACTCCCACTTGACCCATCAAAAATATATTAGAATTA